GTGGCTTCAGTTCAACACGTTCAACGCGTACATGGGCAAAGGCACACCGCTTTACGTGGACGTCATGAACCGCGCAGAGATCGAGCATTACCTAGACAACAACGAATGAACCTTACAACTATTAATACAAGCGAAGCCTATCAAACAGGCTATTTACATGGATATGAACATGGTGTGGATGAAAATCCATATGATCCTGATGACATTAACAGAAGTTTGTACAAACAAGGCTACGACGCTGGCGTACATGATTACTGCATTGAGATAGAAGACAACGAAATATGAAAAGACTACTACTGATATTAACGCTGACCTGTACAACATCCTGTACGCGTTCTTTAACCGACATTGACTACTACGATACGTGTCCTAGCGACGAGGGGTATTCGTGTCCAAAGGACGGGTCGCCCTGTCCGTTCTGTAATGACAACACCTAACCCATTCGACAGCGGACTGTTTTGGTGCGAGGGGTGTCAGACGTTTGACCAACGACGCTACCTCGACGAACACGACGCGTGTTTCGAAGACAACGACAATCAAGAAGAATTAGAAGGAGACAATGACAACACAACCAAGATTAATCGCACTGACAGGAGCTAAAGGCGTCGGCAAATCGACGTATGCTGAGTTCCTCGCCGGAGAAAACGGAACGGTCTTATCGTTCGCAACGCCGATTAAACACATGCTTAGAGCCATCGTTGGCAATGAGTACGTGTTCGGCAACAAGAAGAACGAGGAGACCCATCTCGGCGTCACAGGACGCGTCCTTTTACAGACGTTAGGGACGGAATGGGGACGCGAGACCATCGACCAAGACATATGGGTTAAATGCATGAAGCGTATTTTAACCGACGCTATGTTCGAAGAGTACAGCCCGATCGTCATCGACGATTTACGTTTCGAGAATGAGGCGAAGATGATCCGCGAGTTTAACGGCGAGATATGGCACATCGAGCGGAAGCACTTCACACCGAGTAACGACAACCATATATCTGAAGCCGGAATAACCGACGTCGACAGGAAGGTTCTTCTGTGAGCGGACAGATTTCAGATAACGACCTGAACGTAGGTGCGTGGGAACACACGTTAGGAATGGACACAAGCGTCTGCGAGGACGGCGTCAACATCTTCGATGAAGGATGGCGTCACTTTTGGTCACAGACCGAGGTTGAAGCGTTCGTGTACGACAACGAAGGAAAGATCATCGAAGTGAGACGCACAGAGAAACCGCGTGTCATACCGAAGACGAAATCGTGGGCGAGCAACCCGTGGGGATAGACGTAAAAATTACGGTTGTTTCCATCGACGTGATTAGATTGATTCCGCCTCGGAGATAAGAACGATGTTTGATACAAAACTTAACCGCGATCAGATCGTGCCGACGTTGGACGTCATCTTACGTGTCAATTTAACTCCGAGTATCTACTCGCGTATTTCGAGATGTCACCGACTGATCGCCGTGATCTTAGTCCGTCGTCATTACACGGAACAGAAGCCTGATTGCATTACGTGTATCTTCGACGAGCTTCCGTTTAGTCGTGAGACGACCCGACGAGCCGTGCGTGATGGCGTACGTTTAGGCATCATCGACGAGGTAACCGACCCGAACGATCGCCGTCGTAAGCTCGTCAAGGCGTCGCAAAAACTGATTGATACGTTCGAGTCACGCCACGTAGAATCTTAAACCATAACCCGTAGAACAAAGGAGATAGACATGGGTTCAATACGACCAAAAGGTAAGAGGTTTCAATGCGACCTCCGAACGCCGAACGGAGCGAGGTTACGACCGAGCTTTGCGACGCATGACGAGGCGGATCATTGGCTACGTCTTGTCGAAGAAAAAATACGAACGGGTCAGGACATCAGTCTTGACGTCGCTCAGAACACGCGATCCATCGCGATGAACTTACGTGAGCTTGCAGAAGAAGTACGTAACCGACATTGGCGTGGATGTAAGAGCGAAGAAACGCTGTGGCTACAAGCACGTGATGTCTACCGACGTCTTGGTGCGAGTAGAGACCTACGTGAGATCAACGAGAATTTAATCGACGATCTCGTTTACCAACTGGAGCGTGACGGCAAGAGCAACGCAACAATAAACCGTCGTCTGTCATCGCTTTCCAAGATGCTCAAACACGCATACCGCCGGGGTTACATCACTCGTATGCCCGTCATCGAACGGAAGCGAGAAAGCGAAGGACGTATGCGTTGGGTAACTTACGAAGAAGAGGAAGCGTTGCTCGCCAAGTTCCGTGAGATACGACAGGATCAAATGGCGGACTTCATCGAGGTCTTGATCGACACAGGACTACGGACAGGTGAACTGTTTAAGTTGTGCGGTCGTGATGTGAACGTCGAAGAACGCGTGATCTATCTATGGGACACCAAGAACGGTAAGTCTCGATCAGTACCGCTCACACAACGGGCTTTGAACGCGCTCGATCGCAATCACAAGGACGATTCAGAACTTCCGTTGTTCAACTTCACACGCCACACGTTTCGTCATCAATGGGACTTAGTTCGGGGCTTACTCGGCTTTGATAACGATAAGGAGTTCGTTCCTCACTCACTGAGACATACGTGTGCAACACGGCTCGTTGAAAAAGGGATAGACCTACGGGTCATTCAAGAGTTCCTTGGACATCGGGATATTCAGACGACTATTCGTTATGCTAAGGTCGTTCCGAAGTCGCTTCATGCCGCTAGAGACGCGCTTGAATTGAGTGACCAACGCGTGACCAAAAGGGCATAAACAGCGTGACTTGCGTGACCAACACTGTTATGACTGATTTTATTAAGAGTTTGAATTTGTTTGTTTATTTATTAAGCCTAGGTGGCGGAATTGGTAGACGCGCAGGTTTCAGGTTCTCTGTAAAACATTACAGTTGCGTTGCGCAAGTCACTAACTTCCTGAATTATATCAATTATTTAGTTGACACTTCATCCTGCGCGGATTTCCTTAGCGATAGGTCACCGTGTCCAACTTGTGACCAAACACCCAATAAAAACGAAATATGGATCAGCTAGAACTTAACCTAGAGATGGTCGAGCAAGGCATCGCTCGTTACCGTTCGAAGGTGCAGTCCGCTCGCGATCGGGGCAAGGAATCCGAAGCGCCTTACGGACAGCGTCTTATGCGTACCCAACTGCCGGAACTTATTCGCGAGATAGACAAGCGGGTCGGTTATCACCGTAAGCACCCGCAAGCTGTGCCGCATTGGTTGCCGTTGATATGGGACTTGGAACCAGAAGTGATCGCTTTAATCGCGTTCCAAGCGACGCTTGATAACATCAGCATCAAACGACCTTTGTTATCGGCGTGTATCAACATCGCTAATCGTATCGAAGACGAAGTTCGTTACCGCTACCTACGCGACAACCATCCGAACGTCTTTCACTACGCACAACAGGACGTCGAGAAGTATTCCCATAAATCCTACAGCCGAAAGGTACAGGCGTTTAAACGTCATGACCTCGGCGAAGCGAAGAAGGGAAACATGGAACGATGGAAGACGTGGACGCGTAAGGAGAAGGTAGGGATCGGTACGTGGTTGCTCGAAGTGATACGCACAGCAACGCACATGATCCAGTTCAAGGTGATCGGTCAAGGCGGTGGTAAGAAGACCGTCACACACGTCACCGTAACCGACGAGTTGTTCCAATGGATCGCGGACTATAACCAACATCACGAAGTCCTCGCACCGATGTGGCTACCGACTCTCGACGCGCCTAAGGATTGGACATCGATATGGTATGGCGGATACGGCGAGGTCGATGGGCTACCCGCTGAAAAGTTTATTAAGTCATACGACATGGAGCATCTTCGTTCGCTCGACTTCAACGCGATGAAGCCCGTGGTGGACGCGGTCAATCACATTCAACAGACGAAGTGGACGGTCAACGATCGCGTCTTGGACGTCGCTCAATGGGCGTGGGAGAACAACAAAGAAATCGGTGAGATGTGCCGACGTTCTGACTACGAACTACCACCGCCCATACCCGAAGACAGCGACGCCGACACCAAGCGGGAGAACTCTCGTAAGTGCGGGATCATACACAATCTTAATATGTCTTTACGTTCGCAACGTCTCCACGTCCTGAAGACGCTTTGGACGGGCGATAAGTTCGCAGGTAAACACTTTCATTTCCCACATCAGATCGACTTTCGCGGTCGTATGTATCCGATTCCTTACTTCCTGTCGCCACAAGGCACGGACTTATCGAAGGCTTTGCTGTTGTTCAGCGAGTCAGAAACGATATGGAAGCCAGAGACTGAAGCGCGTTGGTTGGCGATCCACGGAGCGAACTGTTTCGGCAACGATAAGATCACGCTCGACGAACGTGTGAAGTGGGTACATTCGAGAAAGAAAGAAATCCACGAAGTCTACAGCGATCCAAAGACAAACGATTGGTGGACGGAAGCGGACGATCCTTGGCAGTTCCTCGCGTTCTGTTTCGAATGGGGAGACTTGTTGGCGCACGGGGGAAGGGGCTTCAAGACGAGGCTTCCCTGTGCGATGGACGCATCTAACAATGGCATTCAACTCTTAAGCCTATTAGGTCGCGACGAGATTGGCGGAGCCGCAACGAACGTAACGCATACGGACGTACCCGCCGATCTCTACTCTTTTGTAAGTGATCGTGTGAACGATCTGCTTCTGGCGGACATGAAAAAAGGCAATCATGTGGCGGCGGCGTGGCTGAAGTTTGGCGTCGATCGCAAGACGACGAAACGTCCCGTCATGGTCAAGCCCTACGGCGGAACGCGCTTCAGTTGTAAGGACTACATCGCCGATTGGTACGGTGAGAAGTGCCTCGCTAATAACCTTGATCCGTTTGGAACGGAGTCTTCAGCGGCTCTTAACTACCTGAGTAATCTCGTATGGCGTTCGATGGATCAATGCCTTGAGCGTCCGAACCGCGTGATGAAGTGGCTTCAAGAGACGGTACGCGTCCTCGGTCACGAACAAACGCCCGTGGTGTGGACGACACCGATGGGTTTCAAAGT